TACAACATACGGGTTGGAGTTTCCGCAAGGGAGCACTCAACACCATGGATCATGCCCTTTGTGGGCTTGACGGACACGGCGTATTCTGAGTTCTCCATCTCAATTCTGCTGGTGAACGCTGGCTTGTCTGAGTTGTAGTTTGTGGCCATAACGCAGACACCAGGGGAACCGTTCGTGACAAAATCGGTAATCAAGGGTCTGAATTCGAAAATCAGACCATGGAAACGATACTGTTGATACGATTGCGCAACATTGGACAACCATGGGAATGTCTCGGCGAAGCCTGGATTGAGTGGATAAGCCCTATTAAAGAAGGCTGATCCACCCGTGACTTCACCAAGATACTCTCGATGGCACACAATGTTGGTACGCTCAGTGGTGCTAAACTTTGGTATTTGTCTATCAGAGGTCAAGACATTGTAACTCGGTGCTGGTCCTACAAGGTCGTAGTCACCAGAACCGAAAATTTGGCCTATACCAGAGCCAAGCCATTTTCCCACACCTTTGAGGTATGGGGCGCGAAACATTTGGCCCAAGGCCTGGCCGGCTATCGCTCCGGCGTCCGCAAAAGGAGTGGCTTTCTTCTGTTTGCGGGGTTGTACACGTTTGTTCTTCTTTGTCATTGTATGGGATACTCCATGACGTGAGGACTGTACATCCTGAGAGAACCAATTACTTGGAGGGTCCGTGCAGTCTCTTGGCATTCTTGTTAGCACTAAAGTAATAGTTTTGGTCCATTGCCTCTCAGGACCCCATGCTGTTCACAGCTTACGCAGTAGGTTGCGAGCCCCGTGCTTCACGGTCTACAACATTGGATGGTCAACAAATTGTGGTTGTGCCATTTGTTGACCATCTAATGTGTAGGCATCAAACCACTTCTCTATTTGGATTTGGCATTCGGGTGTGACTCCAAACGCCTTCCAAAAGGAGAAGCGGGCCTCAGGGAGGGGGGGGGTGAACACTCGAGTCATTCCCACAGCTTGGCGGAAAAAACCCGTTGCGAGTGTTGGGTCTCTAAGTGGTGTTGCGCCTGCCGATAACTCAGCAAAGCGATGGTACAGATTCTGCACTACCGGTATTCCTCCGGTTAGCGACAATCCTCCCTTTCCAACAGCACTCATCCATTTGTTCAATACTTTGCGATTTTGCATTGGTTTTAGCACTATGCAATCTTTCGCTATACTGAACCTAGGATCCCGGACCATCACCCACTCCCTCCCATCATAGACAGGGTGGCATTGGCAAAATTCTATATGTTCAAACTCAACTACGGGAGGCTCAACTGCCATGGTAAAACCATAACGCAGGAACCAATCGTTGAGTCCGTTCATGAACACTGCGAGGTCATGTTGCTCCATGATGAC